AAGAGTTTGAAACATTTGATAGCAGGATATATAAATATTACTCTCGTCTTTCTGATGCTGTAGATTACTATGTACGTAAGAATCCTTATGCAAAGTTCAACTGGAAAAATGGTCCACCACAAAGAAAGTTTAAAGATTTTATGGATTGGTTTGGTGATAATGAAGCAGAGATAACCGAGTATTTTCGACTAGGTTATTTGATTAATGACTTGCGTCTTTGCGATAAAGAGTTTGGTTGGTCATCTGATGATGAGCTATGTCCACAATATTATGATATGTTCAATGAGGCAGAAAAGTACCAACATATGATTCACGATGGTATAAAGGATTTAGAAAATCTTGAAGGAGCACGTTATAATTCTGCTAAAAAGCAATGGGAAGAAGCGAACAAAGAATGGTTAGAAGAAAAGAATTTGAAGTATACTCATGACCAATTCCATAAACTAAAAGAGTATTATGTTGAATTGATGAAGCGTGATGCAGGTGCAAGAGCATGGTATGAAGAACGTGGTATTCCAAATAATGAAGAAACGTGCAAACATTGTATCGCACAAATCAAAGCAAAAGAAGAGTATGAGCTAAAACAGAAACTAAAAGAAGAAGAAGAAGAAAGACAAAAACTAGAAAAGGAAAAAGCAGAAGAAGTACAGATTATTGAAACGATTGTTCGTCCCACAATAACCTATACGTGTGATGACTGCAAATATAGTACAACAAGTAAATCCGCGTTTACTTATCACGAATCAGGAAAAGAGCACAAGAAAGTAATTAAAACAAAGAGTTTGACTTGTGAAGCGTGTAAGATTGTATCACGAACTGATATTGAACACCAGCATCATTTGACAACTATGAAGCATAAGAAAATGATTGGTGAAGTTATCCAAAAAGAAGTAAAGGAATATAGATGTGAGATTTGTAACTATACGGCACATCTAAAGCAACATTTAGAAAATCATATGGGTTCTAAAAAGCATATGAATAATGTCAATAAAAAATAGTTATAATATCTTGGGGAATTTAAGTTTTATTTTTGGAGAAAGTATCCTACGTGATGCGAATGTTCCCCCTTAGGAACATTCTGTTTTATGGAGGAGCTTTTTCATTTTGAAAAACAAGAAAACACACAAAACTATTTACTATTTTTCTTCTTTGCCTTGAGAAAGTACAAATGGTTTTGGAGTAATAGGAGACGTGTTATCAATATCTAAAGAAATTTCTGCATTACGACCACAACAATGGCTTCTAATTCTTTTGTGATTTATAATAGCTAGTACAACTCCACCCACAGATAATACGGCAGAACCTATACTTAATATCTGATACGTATCCATTAGTTTTCTTTGATATTTTTTTATAGCAAAGAAATCTAATGTAAAAATTGCCAAGTTATTGTATCTTACAAGATATAATGCAACTATTAAAAGGCGATTGTTTGGAAGTTATGAAGACTTTACCTGATAAATCAATTGACCTATTCTTATGTGATTTGCCGTATGGGTGTTTGAGTGGTAGAAAAATAGGTAAAAACGCGGAAGCAAAAAAGTGTTGGAGTGGAGCAGAAAGTGGTTGTGCTTGGGATGTGAAAATTGATTTAGAAAAGTTCTGGGAGCAGGTAAAAAGGTTGGCGAAGAACGACCATACTCCTGTGATACACTTCTGTAATACACGATTTGGAGCTGAACTTATTGCTTCAAATCCTTCTTGGTTTCGGTATGATTTGGTATGGAGTAAATCAAAAGGAGTAGGATTTCTTTCTGCGAATAAACAGCCTCTTCGTAGTCACGAGAATATATATGTTTTTTCAAAGAAGGGAGCTTACTATAAACGAGTGGATATTGAAGGAGACTTTAAAGGAACAAGTGGTGGAACTGGGAATGTTGGAGGTTCGGTTTACGATTGTTCTAATGGAGGACGTAAGCAACCAATAAAACGCGGAGGAACTCGCGAGGGTATTCGATGTGTCAAATCTGTGATTGAAGTTGCTAATAAGAAGGGTAGGGGTAATCATCCAACGCAAAAACCCGCAGAGCTTTACAAATGGTTAATTGAACGATATTGCAAAGAAGAAGGAACTATTCTAGACCCAACAGCAGGTTCATTCACGAGTGTTTTCACAGCAAATGAACTTGGCTATAAAGCAATTGGTATTGAAATGAATGATGAATTTTATGAGAAAGCTAAATTGTCGGTAGAGTAACTTCTGCACTATTTTTATGTTTATTACTTTTATTATGTCTTGCTAGATTAGGTAATGTTATTTGACATTTACAACTATTACATGTAACATAAGTTTTATTACGATTTATTGAATAATTTCTAGTTTTATTAGTATTATTATTTCTCCAGTTTTCTGAAGAAGCCTTACTTATTATTTTTCTTTCTTCTTTTGTTACAAAAGCTCTACGAGTATTAAGACAATTGGAATTTTTTAAATGTTGTTTTAATACTATATCTTCTCTTTGTTCTCTTTCTCTTCTATTATTACATTCAAACTCTTCAATAAGTTCAATTGTAGCATTAGTCCAATCTTCTATTTTCCATTTATTCCATGATTTATGTTCATTAAATCTTTGACGAAGTGATTGTGTAGTACTTCCATAATAGTAAAACTTATTAATTGTAAGTTTATATAATTTTGCTTTCATTAATGATATTTAAATAAGAACAAAAAGCTATTCGTTTTTAATTGTCGGTAGAGTAACTTCTACTTCATCACTTTTCATATATTGTCTCTGCAAATCAAGCGAGTGACCCATCATATCTGCTGTTTGTGTCATCTCATCGATATTGTACTTATTTGAAAGATAGATATGGCGTAGCATAGAAGCTCCAACATTCTTACCAAAAATGCGGTTCAAAATACGAGTAATGGCATTCACTGCTAGAATGGGTTCACCTTTGTAACTCACAAGAAACTGGTAAGGAGTTTTAGATTTATTATTGCCATTGAATTTGAGATATAGTTTGATAATTTTTAGTAGCTCTTCAGGAATAGCAAAAACCTGTTGACCATATGTCTTTGCTGTTTTGTACTTATTGAATACGAACTCTTCCTTATCTAGATTAATATAGTTCATATCGAGTGGCTCTTTTCCAGTCAATTTCTTTGCTACAAGCATATACTGGTAATCCTGATTTCTGCGTGGTGCAAACATAGTGTACAAAGAAAGGACTACCAATGAAAGCAGATTCTCGTATTGAACTGGAGTGAGCTCTTTCAAAGAATCAAAAGAAGCAGTTTCATCGATAAGCCGTTTTTCGTGAGCTTTGATAACATCCCACGATAGCCAATTCTCTTCTTGCTTTTCAGTCTTTTTAGTGGTATCTTTATCACGCTCACGTTCCATCATTTCATTGTACCAGTAAGTATAAATCCGCTTATATGTGGGCTTATCTTTCACAAGTGACAAAACAGATACGATACATCCCAGTAATGTTTTTTGAGTGCTTTCAGCAAACTCGGATAGTCGAAGGTGAACACTATCGGTATTTTTTAGCCAAGAAAGATTAGGAAAAGGACGCTCATTATTCAAAGAATATAGATTACGAACATACTGGGTCGCCGTAGTCTCGGCAATACCCCTCACGGCGACCAAGTCCTTGTGAAGTTTCATCATAAAGTCAGTAATTGTCTTCATCTTCTTTGTTCTTACTTATAGAAAGTTATTTTACTTAAAAACGTATGTTGTATATAAATAAATGCAAGGACCAACAGGATATGCAGGTGATAACAATGTACCAAATTATGGTGCTAATGGACCAGCAGAACCATTGATTGGACCATGTATTCAAACATTCACTATTACAGAGAATATGGTGACAAAAGGATGTGAAGTAAATACAAATGTCAGTGGAGATAAGACCTTTCAAGAATGGTTTTCGAGCGTATTTGAACGGAACACCAATAAGTAGAAAGCCAGTGGCATTAGGACGAGCATCACAACAAAAACACGCTTTATTGAGTGGAGGGAGGGAGGAAGAAATAAGGGGATATTCGTTAGGAGAAGACGATATTCATCGAATGATACCTACACTGAAAATAATAACCTACCCTCAATTATTTGACTATGATAATATTCTAGATGCATTAGACGAAAAGGGTCGACTAATGATTCTGTATTTGACAGAAAATCAAGTCACTGGACATTGGGTTTGCTTATTGAAACAGCATCGTGGCGGAAAGGATTATATAGAATACTTTGACCCCTATGGTGGATATAAGCCTGATGAAGAAAAAGAATGGATTTCTAAACAGAAGCAGCGTGAATTTGGGCAGGATACTAATTATTTGACTGAACTTCTGCGAAATAGTGGAATGAAAGTAACATATAATAGGTATCCATTCCAAAGCGAAAGAGATAATGTGAATACATGTGGACGCCATTGTGTCGCACGATTGTATTGTAAGCATTTGTCTTTGCCCCAGTATACAAAAATGGTTCAAGATAGTGGTTATGCACCTGATGATTTTGTGAGTACTTTCACATACGCTATGATGCGAAAGTAAAAAGTGTTTGTATAAAGTAAATGCCTGCCACATCGTCTTTGTCATATGTTGGAGGAGTAGCAGACCCTGAGTATGTTTACTACAATGCGAGTGTAACGAATAGTAAATCAGATGAAGAAGCTCCTATTGTATTTCAGGATACTCGTCAGACACCTATTCTTCGGGATTCTTCGCAGTACATTCTGTCGGTAGAGAATTTTACGATTAATGGAGCAACAAAAGCACTACCTATTTTAATTCCTGAGCTTTCACATCCTGATGCTCCAATTAGTAGTATTAATTGGAATCGAACTATTTATTCGGTGACATATACTTGGTCGGGAGATGTTATTGGACAGCCAGCAGGAGGTTATATTTTTCAACATACAGAACATATTTATTGGGATGCTGAAGACGTGTCTGTTTCGCCCCCACCTCCATCAGCAAACCAGCAACAGAGTGATTATTACTATTGCTATAGTCCAAGACATTGGCTTAATCTAATGAATGTTGCTCTTACTAACGCTTGGAAAGAAGTAAATAAACAGGCTTATAATCTATTTGTTGTTCCTGGAACACCAACATTTGCTCAATATGTTCTAGCAACATATCCACCATACTTTAGTTATAATACGGATACTCAGACATTCTCGATATCGCAGGATTTGAATACATCTATAACAAAATATGGTGTAGTAGGCGGTGGTCCAGCGGATGGTCCTCCGTTTTTTGCTAGTGGTCAAGCAGCGAATGGATTTAATGCTCAGCCTTATTGTCCTAATGAATTTAGTTTTGTAGGTTTGAACAATAGTCTTGAAGCATTAGTTTCCTATCTCCCTGCAAAATATTATGGAAGTGGAACTCCTATTACTGGTTTTGCTTTTGGAGGACCATATAATTATCCTGCTAATGTAATTGTTCCGTCAATTACACTTCTCAATCCTATGGGTACAATATATGATAGTGTAACTGGTTATGATAATGTATGTTCATCAGGAAATTATGGAGTACTGATTAATCCTTATACGACTACATTTGATGCAAACCAAAGCCAAGCAGTTTATGTGAGAATGACAGAATATAAATCAACTTTAGATACAATTTGGTCGCCCGTCCAGTCCTTTGTATTGCTTACACAATTTGTCCCAGTGATTAATGAGTTTGTATCGGATGCAGTACCTGTTGGCGACGGAAACAATGGTGTAACGCAAGGTACTGGTGGAAACTTTAATCGTGTATTGATTGAAGTTCCTGAAGCTGATTTAGTAACAAATACAAAACTTTTAGTGTATCGCCCAGTAACTAGTACTTTTACAAGCCTTGCCCCCTCTCATAAGTCATTGAACGTGATTGACTTTCAAATGTTTTGGCGAAATCGATTCACTGGGAGTCTCATCCCGCTTACGTTGATAAGTCGGGGGTCTGCCTCAATTCGGCTGCTTTTCAAGAAGGTCACGTCGGCATTCTAAAGCGTCGTTTCGTTCCAAAAAATGTCTCTCCCTTAAATTAAATGTCTGATGTTGCCAAATATTCAGTGGTAGACCCTCGTATTGTGCAGAAGCCAGCGTCGTATGCCGTCGAGAAGGGTGCTCTCTCGCTGACGAACTCTCGGCAGACTGCGATTGCAAATAGTTCTTCGCAGCAGGCGTGGAATATTCAAGTGCCTTCTGAGAATGTATTTATTGACCGAGCCATCGACTGGAACTGCCGTGTTCCTCTAATTGTAAAGTTTACTCCTACTGCTACTGTAGCAAGTGGTCCTCTCTTCCAGCATGGTAAGGACTGGGCACTACCCGCTTTCCCTGCTCAGCAATGCGTGAGCGTAACGCAGGCGACTATTAACGACACGACTACCACGATTAACACGAGCGATGTGCTCAATCAGGTTCTTCGTCTAGTAGATTTGAATGATTCTCGCCGCCAGCGTACGTGCCCTACGATGCTTGACCGATACACTACTTACCCAGTTGGTGGTGTAGTGAATAGCCCTCTTTCGAGCTATGATAATGCTGTTCGCTCGGATTGTGTACCGAATGGTGCGTGGGGTGGTATTCGTTATTACACGAGTGGTACATTTGCTACTCCAATTGTCAATGGTACTGCTGGTGTTTCGGTATCTACTAGTGGTGTAGTAGATGGTGTTGGTGGTGATGCTCAGGGTTATGGTGTATCGCTCGATGTAACGACTGCTGTTGGTGCTGGTGAGGAAGTCACGCTATTTATGTCATTTGATAGCTGCGAGAAGGTTGTACTTTCTCCTTTCATCTTTGGTGATGAGTTTGAGCTCTCGACTGGTCTCTTTGGTGTGCAGAACATTCAGCTACAGATGAACTTGCAGAGCCCTCAGCGTGTGGTTCGTACGGCTGCAGACTTCAAAGCATCTCTAACAGGTGATGTGTCTGTTGCGTATGGTAGCCCTTCTTCGCAGGGTGTATTCCTTGAGTCGTATGTCAACGTTCAGTTTTTGACTCCCTCGCTTGACGTGCCTTTGCCGCCTAAGAGCATTGTGCCCTACATGGAGTTTCCTCGTTATATTACAACTGGTCAACCCGCAATTACAGCACTATCAACTGGTGAGGTACAGAGCAATACGATTACACTACCAAACATTCCTGATTATTTGTACATCTATGCAAAGCCGCAGTCGTATGGTAGCTCGAATACGGGTGATTTTGTGTGCCCTATCACAAAAATCGCAGTAAATTTTGATAATTTTAGCGGATTATTGGCAAGCCACACGCAACAGCAGCTATATAAGATGTCCGTGTTCAATGGTCTTGACATGGATTGGGATGAGTGGAGTGCTGGTGGTACTGGTCAGGTTGGTTCTGCTGGTGTTGCTGGTAGTTCGTATGCTCCTCTATGTGGTGGTCCTCTACTGCTTCGTCCTTCGCGTGATATCGTTTTGCAGGCGGGACAAGCCCCCGCACTCGTTGGGCAGTTCACGTTCCAGTTCACTGCAACTTTATTTAATCCTTCTGCTTCTTCTGTTTCTCCCCTAATCTATGTGGTGGCAATCTCTAGCGGCTTCTTTGAGACGATTAAGGGTTCTTCTCGCATCATCAAGGGTGTGCTCACGGAGCAGGACATTCTCTCTGCTCCTGCAATCAGCGAGCCAGTTACGGATGCTTCTCTCAATCGCCCAGTGGGTGCTGGTCGCAAGTCCCACGCGAGCCCCCTTTCTGGAATGGGTCGTAAGAAGCACGCGATGTCTGGATACATGTAAACAATTTAAAATATAAAAGTGAGATAGGCGTAGTTCTCCAATGATAATTTAGAAATCTAAAATGTCATTGAAGAATATGAATAAACATCTTTCGGAGGCACAATATCTATTGAGAACTATTGAGCCGCAGTTGATACGTGTATCGCATCAATGTATGCCAGCTTTATGGTTAGAGCATAGCATAGTGGATGTACGAAGAATCGAAGAATTGCTAAAAAAAGTAAAAATAGAAATAGAACTAAAAAAAATTGAAGAATTACCAAAACGGATTCAAGAATTACCGAAGCAAAAGAGTCGGTGTTTCTTCCCACAAGGTACTAAATTTGATTTGAAATGAATACTTTGTAGCAGAACGAATGGGCTTGAATCCAATTGGCATAGAAATGAATAAAGAGTTTTTTGATAAAGCAAACCAAAACGGATTGGATAATTTGACGGGAAAATAGGTCTCAACTGGAAGAATGAGCTGTCCGTATTGCGAAGAGTGTGACGGGAAAGAGTTGGGTATGTGCGTCAAACACTTCAACTGTGTCGGAATTATAAAACACAGAAAGCTGTTTGCGGTTAAAGGAAAGTTTACGCGATTTACCGCTTCACGAGTGTTTGAGAAGAGAGTGAATACCATTCTTGGTATATTGGAACAGGAAGTCGACGATACGGTCGTAAGAAAACTATTACTAAATATGGACGGAGAATTGATTGAAGCGGTTTCGTGTGTGATTTCGGGAGCGGCAAACTTGGATAAAACGCTTGAAGCAGCGGAGGACGCTGCAAAGAATGGAGTAATTAGCGAACAATTGTATAATAATCTCGCCAAACTGCTTATGACTGCTTCAAACCTACGAAAGAACATTAGCTATACTGATTACGACGTAACATAAAGGGGGGAGGGGAAACAAGGTACGTTTTTCCGTTCTGTGAACTTCAAGTTAACCAAAACGGATTGAAGAGTTTGTAGAAGAATAGGGAGAGTGTAGGCGAGGAGAATGAGGACGATTATAGCGAGATACAGCGTTTCGAGCGAATGGAAAATCCCGAAGGAGTTGAAGCTGTTGAGTGAGGAGGAGAACAAGAAAGCCAAAGGGAACATTCCGTTCTCTTGGTGGATTAAGTGGGACACACTACACTACTACGACGCAGATGGCGTGGAGCAGGAGTTGGAAGCAGAGTATCAGGCATCTGAGCACACCGATTTCAAACGTCCTGACGAGATGGAGGAGGAAGACGACGAGGAAGAGGAGGATGAAGACCTTGAAAAGTTTACGATTAATGATGAGGACTTCTTGATTGGTGTGACGAGCGGGAATATCTACCAGAACACGCACGCGGGCGACGTTTGGGTGGGGAGGGCGGGAAAGGGTCGGTTCGAGAAGGTCGTCAAGCCCAGCGACTATTGGTGCGACGACCACATTTACCTCGCTCTCAACTACGGCAATTGTGGACTGGAAGGTAAGCACCCTCGTACCACAGACGAGGAATGGGCGTTCTTCTGCGAACAAGACAATCGCGACAAATCAGACCCCAACTTCTACAACAAGGAAATCTACACCAAGGCTCTCTCTATGCTCGACGAGGAGCGTATGGCAATCCTTCATAAGCTGAACGAGGAGGAAGGCGTAACACTCCGCCCGATATAAAAAAAAGCAAACTAACCCCTATACCATAAAATAACGAAGGAAGCATTCCGTTTCCTTTTTCCGTTTTGTAAACTCCGAAACCGCTCACCAAAACGGATTGAAGAGTTTGTAGAAGAATAGGGAGAGTGTAGGCGAGAATGACGAAGAAGGAGAGCAAGATTGTTTTCAGCGGTATTCGGCGGAAGAAGATGAAGAAGTGTGAGAAGTGTCAGCTGTTCCATTCAGGAACTTGTCAGGTTAAAAAGTTTGAGTTCTGTCAGTGCGGCTTGAAAGGAGATTGGTGTCAGTGCGTGATGTGTGACGAGTGTGGTGTAGCTCACGAGGACAGCAGACACGACCACTACACAGGTGAGTGCGATAAGTGTGGGGTTCACGTTTGGGGAGAGGGGGTGGATGGCGACAACGTATACTGCGAGAAATGTATGCCCGAAAGCGACAGCGAGGAAGAGGACGAGGTAATAAAGTGGCAGATTGATGAGCGGGGGAAGCGTTTAGTTACGATGGGAGGCTCTTGCGATAAGTGCGACCAATATACTCACTATATCAAGGGAACAGAAAGAGTATGTTATGATTGCGAAGGCTGCCCCCTTGACTGCGAAAATAAGTAAAACAAAAAGAGCAGCAAGGTAAGTTTTTTAGGTTATCAATATAATGAAGCCGTCTGTACCCAAACCTAAACCCAAGCCTCGCCCAAGAGTTGAATTACCAAATTGGCTTATATCGTAGACTCATCTCCTAACGCTCTATAAGAGTAAAAACGGATAATATACTTTCTAATACCAGTATAGAGAAAAATGCCAATCCCATATCAGGAAGTACTTGAAAAAAAGCGGAAACACTATGAAGAGAATCGTGATGCAATCAAGGCTAAAAATCTACAAAGGTATCATGCTAAACGTGCACAGATGAATAGTGAGGAAATTCGCCCAAGAGGTCGACCGAGAAAGGTATTTCCTCCCAAAACGGATTAACCCGATTTCAGTAATGATTTATAACAAAATGTCGTGTTATATGTGCGAAAAATATATCGAGAAGCAGCGTGATATTCAGTATTATTGTGGTAAAAAGTTATGTAAAGCATGTGATATTGAAACTTGTGAGAAATGTCAAAAGACTATAAATCGCTATGACGCAATTAGGTGTTATGAGTGTGGTGATTACTATTGTGAAGAATGTGACCCACGAGCCAAAATTACAGATGACGACCAGTGTGCTAAATGTGAAAAGAAATATGATGAAAGCGACGAAGAGGAGAACGACGAAGAGGAGAACGACGAAGAGGAGAACGACGAAGAGGAGAAATAGCAATAAGCGAGTAAAAGTCGCCAAGAAGAGTGTGATTACGCCATTAGGATGTAATTACAATAAAGAAGCCGTTTTTAGCAGTAAAATCCAGCTGGATTTTACTATGATTTTTGCGTAGTTGCGAGTAATTACATTCTAATGCGTTAAATACTCTTATCTTGGCAGTTTTTACTTGCCTACATGGGATGAATTATGTAAAAAAGATATGTTCAAATAGTAAATGAAGCCGTACAAGCTCCGTAAAGCCCCAAGACGTGAACTATATTGGGTTGTTGGTGCAGATGGACGAAAGCATTCTAAAGAGCCTATCATTCTAAAGAATGCACAAGCACAGCTGCGTCTTCTTAATAATCTACAAGGCGGTTCTAAAGAAGGAGATTATGAAGATGAATTAGCAGCTGCTTTTGCTGGTATGTCGCATGGTCCTTCTGCTACTCGCGAAGAAAGTGGAAGACATGCTGCTGAAGTTACTAGAGTAATGGCAAGACCACAGGCAAGAGCACCAAGTCCTACACTTGAACAGAAACGTGCTATTGCGGAACATAATAAAGAAATGGCTGCTAGAAAACAGATACTTGATGAGATTCGTCGAGAATATCCTGATAAGTCAGACGCATTCATTAAAAAGTTATATGAAGCTACATTAGTGAAACGTGCTCATGGTGGAAGCAATCTCAAAGGTGCTGGAAATTGGAAAAATAAGATTAATAAAATTAGAGCTGATGGATTAGAAAAGTTAGAAGCTATGTTAACACTTTATGAATTTACCGATACAGATACAATATGGATGAAATTAATACGTGAGTACAATGCCGCACTAGATACCTTTAATCCTAAAATTGATGAGGTTACACGAAGAAATAAAGCAAATCCTGCTTATAGAGCAGCAAAAGCAGCTGCTAAAGGGGTAGCAATAACAGCAACATTACCAGTGAGTGCACTGCAATTTATAACAAACAATAAAACTGAAGCTAAAACAATTTATTATTATGATGCTGAGAAAAAAGATATCTATTACGAAGCATTTTTATTTATTAAAGATTTCTTACGTAAAGCTGAGACTGAAATACATAATAGAGTTAGAAAAAGACTTGTACGATTACCTCCTATTAGACTTCAATATATAGTAGACCGCTCTCCTGATTTAGGTGAACCTGATGAAGATGGTTACTATTTTGATTCAATGAATACACCTCTAAAAGAGGGTGATTTAATGATAGATTTTAATGATAATTATATCAACGGAATTTATTTTGCACTTAATGAAGATGGTGAAAAACTATTAACTTATTATTATAACCAAAAAGGAGAATTTGTAGACCCTGTTACTAATGAACCTATTATAGAAAATAGTGTTGCATACTATACATTTAAATCACCATATCGACCACCACCACCAGCACAACTAGCTCCAACTGGTGGACGAAAGCTGACCTATAGATTGAAATTCTTGAAGAAGTACAATCTAGAAGACAAAGGCTATTCATTAGCAAAGTTAGCGAAGATTAGTGGTGAACGTCTTGCTACTTTGAAGGAAGTCGCTAAACGTGGTTTGGGAGCTTATAGCACTCAATCAAGTAGTGTGAGAATGAAGGGTAGTTTCAAGAAAGGTGTCGATGCACCAATGTCTATGAAGCTGTCTCCTCAGCAATGGTCAATGTCAAGGGTCTATTCCTACTTGATGAAAAATCCTTCCCATGACAATGATTTGCGAGGTTAATTAAATACGACGCCCTCACTATCCATAGCATCCATCACCTTACTCACATTATGCTTTGTAGCTCGTACCCCCATTCCTTTCAAGTACCTTTTGACAAACTGAAGTTTCTTCACATCGGGATTTTTAGGAATATACATTCTACATTTTACACATTTACATCGCTCCATCTTATTGTTAGAATAGCTCAAAATAAATGTGTTCTTCTTAACAAATGGACGATACCCTATATATTCGTAGTAAAGCTGCAGAGAGAGTTCGCAAAGGCAAACCAGCTACATTTACGCAAGATGGTTTTGAGCGTTGGGCTGCTACCGAAGCTCCTTCACGCGTTGAACAAATTCAGGAAATGCCTGTTACTCCTCCTCCTCCTCCACCAAAATCAAGCGTTGCTCCATCTACAACTTCTTCTTCTCCATTAAATAAAATGGAAGTAGCTGGTGGTAGACATCCGCAACATATGTTTCCAAGTACTCGAGGAATGCACGGCGTTCATGGTGGTGCTCGTGCTAAACACGAAGCAAAAGCACGGGGACATCGTATGATTGCTGAAGGATATGCTAATCTTTTTCAAGGTGAGACTGGAATGCACCCTGAGGAACTTCGCGGTAGTGGATTCCTAAGCAGTGCACTTAGTGCCGCAAAGAAAGTTGGTACTACAGCACTTTCTCTTGCAAAGAAAGGTGTAACTACTCTCGTCAAGAATGCTCCTGCTATCGCTAAAACTGCCGTTAAACTAGCACCTGCGGCTGCTATTCTTGCTGCTAAGTATTATGAGCACACTGGTCAGGCAGAGAAAGCCGAGAAGGCACTGAACCTAGCTAGTTTTCTTTCTCCTGCTGAGAAAGAGGCAGCAGCAGAGGAGGAGGCGGCAATAGAAGAAGAGGCAGCAGCAGAGGAGGAGGCAGCTGGAAGTGGTATGCGTGTTGGTGGCACTGGTCCAGTCCGCAGAATGGCACATCTTGCGTCTCCCTATATTACAGCTGCTCGTCCTGCAAGACATGCTATGGTTGGACGTGGTATGCGTGGAGATGGTTTCTTCTCTGATTTGGGTGCTCTTGCCAAGAAGGGTGTTGAGAGTGCTAAGAAGGGACTTGCTGCGTACGAGAAGTATGCCCCAGTTGTATCCAAGCTAACGGGTGTTTCTCTACCTGAGGCAAAGCACGAGATTTTCTCTCAGTTTAAGAAGGCTACTGGTGGACGTAAGGCACGTGCCCCTTCTGCTCGTAATATGATGGTCAAGCGTGTCATGGCTGAGCGTGGTGTCTCTCTTCCTGAAGCTTCTCGTATCGTAAAGCAGGAGGGATTGGCTTGACTAAGTCGTAGTTCTAATATAAATTTCCTCTCTACTCAATGTAAATGACGCTACCTTCTAATCCGTACATGCCAGTCATATTTCCTGACCAAGCTATTCTGCTGAATACGCGTGGTTATCATATGGCACGTAGACCAGTAGCAAAATATGACCCATTTCTAGAAACTCCTAGAACTCCAGCACAGGATGTACAGCAATCTTGGAGAGCTGAAGCTGCACAACGTGTTATGGATGGTCTTCATAATAATGCTACTAAAGACAGGCTTTTAACTGGGCATTTGCCTTCTAGTATAACCTATAATGGTAGAACACCAAGAGGAAATCTGCGTGGTGGTACTATTAAAACTCCACAGGGACAGCGTTTACTAAATAACCAGCTTGGACAGCGTATTACTCAGCTTAATACTTTGGCTGCTTCTGCTTGGGGTTCTCCTACGCAACAGCTATCTTCTGTACTACCTCCTGCTCCAGCTACTATGACAGCTGCAATGGATAATGCGTTTGTAGCTCTTTCAGACGCTGTACAGACTGGTTCTGTTGATAGAAGTTTGCTTGAAGGACTAAATGCTGCTAATAGTGCACTACTCAATGTTGGTGCTTCTTTGTATCCTGAACAGATTGCCCAGTATATTCGTTACAATGACCAGCTCCAACTCAGTGTTGAAGCTCTTTTGGATAATGTTATTTCTGCTTCTACTGGTGCTTATGCCCTACCAACCGATAAGAAGAAGATATTAACGACACTCGATTCAGGTCTCAAACGCCAGCGTAAAGTGCTTGAAAAACTCAATGACAATGTGTACGCTTCTGTTGCTGACAAAAAGCTTCTACTCAATAGCTCACGTTCTCAACTAGTTACACAGGCATTTGGTCTTCTAGAACAGCGAGGTCCATTGGGCGTTGTCTCTACTGCTACTCGTCCTCTTCCTCCTACAACACAGCTATTAGCACGTAGAGCTGCAAGTGAACGCAGTCGTGCAGCACAGGATTATCTTACTCGCATTCGTGACCCACGCATGTAAATAAGTAACATTTTCCCAGTAAAATAACATATGGTGAACTCTTATAAATATTAAACCTAATATTAATAAGAATGCCTTATAAGCTACAAAAACAACCGAGACATGATAGGTATTGGGTTGTGAATCCCATTACTGGTCATAAGTTTTCAAAGCTTCCATTACCTAAAGAAGATGCTCTTGCTCAGATGAGAGCTTTATATGCTAATGAACCAAAACTAAAACGTGGCGGTACTGCTAAAAAACATCATTTCCATCATAAATATGATAAGCCACCTAAATCACTATCAGAATTTCATCCTACACATCAGTTTCATATCAATCTTGCTGTGAAATCATCATTAATGAATATTCGACAGATAGGTATTGCTCAGCGTCAGAATAATGCAGGAAAACAGGTATTGGGTTTATCAGGTGGTTCTAATGATGATGGTGGAGCAACAGATTTTGTAGCACTCAAACAATTTGATGGATATGCAGGTACTGATTTTATAACAGATATTCTTCATCCACAAGCTCAACGTGACATGTTTAGTGCTGAAGGATGGAGAGAAGAATTTACTGATATTGGTAATGCTTTTGTTAGTCTTTTTGCGTTGGTTGGTGGTCTTATTAGCGATGCCATTGGATTTATTGCACAACAACTTAACGACTTAACTGGGACGATTGGAGGATTTGGATTAGGAAGTTTATTTACACTTATTCCTTTTGTTCAAGAAGTTGGACTTGTGGCAACAGGATTAACAATTACAGCAGATTTAGCACAATCAAAAACTCCAGCAGATTTTGTTAATACATTAAGTGCTATCGCTCAACAATTACCAGCTGTCAATGTAGTTGATGCGTCTGTTCGTATTCTTGTTAAAATTGGTAGAGGTGAAGAAGTAACAGAAGAAGATACAGCTGCACTTACAGAGGCTGTTAAAAGTACAGGAGAAGCCCTAGCAGAAGGTGGTGTTCAACATGCTCTTGAAAAGGGTGTATCTACTGGATTACATAGTGCTGGAAAAGGTGCTGTTGAAGCTGCTGTAAAAGAAAGTATTGCTAAACGAATTGGCAGTGCTATTAAAGAAAATCTAGCAGTAGTAGATACCAGTAATTTAGCTCATAATAATATATTAGAAGCTGAAATTCTTGCTGACCCTAATGCTCCTTATTATATCTTTCAAAGTCAAATTACAGGAAATCAAAGATTTGTTGCTCTTGATTACCAATTTGATACAAGTGATTTAAAATTGAATAATATTATTCCTATTGTTTTGAATGGATATGGTCAACCAAGTGGCAATTCTTATTTGAACAAAACTGGAACTCAACAAGCAAGTGGATTAAGTGATAAACAAACCATACCTTACGATAATGGAAAATCATGGAATGCTCAACCTTATGCGTATCGTAAAGCTTTCTTCAAACAATCGTTTCAGCATGACGATATTGTGAAAGAAATGCAACGAGAAGATAGTGATTATCAATCAGATGAAGCATTAACAACACTTAAAATTATAATAGATACCATTTTTGGTGGTTCTGATTTTATTAATTATACTATTCAACAGCTTGCTAATGGTGAAATTACCCCTACATCTACTCGAATTCCATTTGAACAACCATATAATCTTCTTGGACAATCTCGTTCGCTTCTTGAAGCTTGGAAGATTGCGTATATGCATGAAAATGGTCAACCTACTGACAAATATCAACCACTCAAATCATCTGCTGATTGGGTTTTACCTTACGATTACATCGGTATTTTTGATTTAGCTAATATACAAACAAGTCAATTTAGTGATTTAATTCATCAATTAGCTTCAGGATATATCGATTTGTATACAGGAACGAATAACAATAGCATACAATTTATTAATTATTTGAAACAAACAAACAATAATGTACAAGCAGCTATAGATGCATATAATACTGGAAATCAACAGATTATTGGCAATGTTGATAGTCTTCTAACAGATAAATTAAATGGTGTTGTAAATGATGCTATTGATATTATACTTCAAAAGATAGCAGATGTAGGTGGAGATATCACACAAGCACAATATCAAGCATTATTAACAGCAGGACAAGAAGCTGCTCAAACTACTGGTAATGAATTAGCTCAACCTTATATTATTGAAGCAGAAACAGAACAAGCACAATCTACTGGTGAAGCATTATCATCTGAACAAATTACGGATTTGGTTACTGGCATTCTAGCAGAAATTAAGGATGATGTAGAAAGTTCTATTATAGATGCGTTATTGCTTTTGACACCTTTTGGAGATGATGCTGCAACCAATGTAAAATCTCAATTAGCAGATGTGCAAAGTCAGCTTACAGATTTGCAAACTCAAATGGATACACTACTATCAAAAAGTCCCGATTATAAATATGTTTTTAAATATCCACCTTCTCAGGTATACGATTATACTTATTCTCAAGAGCTTAAAGATGACTATAAAAAGTATACAGATTTGCAAACTCAATTACCACCATTACAAAATCAAATAGCACAATTACAGACCAAACTAACGAATAGTGCTGCAGCCAGTTTAGCAAATGCTAATGAAATTAGTACGCCCACTCAAAGAAATGATGCTGCTCTAGCTTTGAAAAAACAGCAATATACTGATGCGTTTAATGCAAAAGCTGCTGCCGATTTAGCCGCTCTTCAAGCAGAACAGACTGCTACTAATAATGCTGCTTATCAAACATGGCTTACATCACCTGCTGGTATAGCAGCACAAAATTCAGTGTCTTCTTTTAATCAAGATAATTTAAATTCTATTTTAACTAATTCGTATACGTATAGAGTTAATAGTTCAGATACAAATAAGATAAATCTTACATATAGTACTATATTAACTAACTATCTTTATCATAGTAAATTGAATGGTCCTTCTATTATTTATCAAGGAAATAATCAATATTTGTATACAAGTAAAATTGATTTATCAAAACCTTCAAAATCACTTATAGATTATTTTAATGCAGCGTTACCTTATTATAAAGATGATTTTATAAAGCAGTTATTCCTATCTAATCCACAATATGTTGCTACTCTTGCTACTCAGCAAAAAGTAGTAGATGCTCTTAAAGCAGCACAAGCAACACAATTTAAAAATGGTTTAGCTGCTATTACTCCTACAAGTCCTCCTATCGTGACACTTAAAACTATTAAATCTTCATTAGGTATTCTTCCACCTCCTCCACCACCAAAACCTACTCGTCCTAAAACCAAACCTTCTAATGCAACACAAGCTCCTCCTCCAGCTAAAACTCCACCTACACCTTCTCCTACTCAAACTATACCTTCTAATGCAGCTCCAACTCCTCCAACTGAAACTGCTGAACCAAAACCACCACCAGCAGTAGACCAAGAATATCGAGATACTCTTGCTCAAATAAAAAATTTGGAAACTCAGCAAGACGAATTAGAAAAAGCAGAATTAGGAGAGAAATTTGTACCTACTATCGTTCAACTATTAGACAGAGATTATCGTACACCTCGTCTTTTTGTACGAAAATCTAGTAGAGTATCAAGGTTTGGTGTATAAATATTCTTGTATGTCCTTCTCTTTTATTAGATATCCTTTGCTTCGATATCCATCACCTCCAGCTACACTTCTAGCTCCTTTTGTGATAGCAGGAAAATCAGAAATAGGTATCTTATATAATCTATAATTGAGAGGATACGTCTTCAATGATAGTGGAAGAATAACAAAATAAAACATATAATCAGCCTTTGTAGCTGTTATACCACTTGGCTTTCCTGAACATTCATATTCGATAAAAAGATTACCAGTTGAACAGGTCTTTCTATCGGCTTTGACTTCATATTTTGTGGTCTCATTTTTGAAATCATATTCCTTAAAATTGCCTTCGGGGCGGTCTATCTTTCCTCCTACTAATGAAATTGCAATATCCTCATATATCTTGCCGAATGCCAAATCGCTTGTAAAACTCATTTGTATCAAGTAAAGATTAAATATGGCAAGTAAAAACGAGATAAGAAGTCCTTAAAAATAAAAAGTAGCAAGAAATAAATGAGAAAGTATCCTATTCAGTATAGTCCTGAAGTACAAATGATATTATCAACTATGAGCTTGGGCGAACCTTCTGTGGTTGGTTCATCTGCTGATAATCGCATATTATACTCTGCTGACTACGATATGTTACAGAATGTTAAGCTTTCATCTCAATCTGCACGTAGTTTTGTACATCATATCGCTAATCTTACTAATCTTCCAAATACTCATATTTTGGATATCAAAATTGGTGAGATTCCTCAGTGGAATTTATTAAGGACTCCTACTATCGAAAATGAAGAAGTAGTAGATTATAATCGCAAACAAGAACTCGACCATCTCTCTTTTTTAAGAGACCAAAAAGTCATTACCGAAAGTGAATACAAAAATGCTAAAAAGCTCCTTCCTATACACATGTCACCTATCAAGTTTCTAGAAGCAAGAAAAGAACTACGTTTTGGATTGCTTCGTTGGACTCCTTCTAATGTTATGAAAGGTTACCTAAAACTCCGTGATGGCAATGTGATTTCATTATACGATGCCTTCAAAACTTCAGGTGTTACCAAAGTTGATGTTATTAGCTGGGTCAATAACAAATATAACGAGTTCTCTAATATTATATTGTGGGATGGTTATAGTGAAGTACCCAATGCAGAATACTCTATCAAAGAAAATATCCTATTATATTTGAATGAAAAGAATTACCTAAAAGCTCTCAAGCGTATCTTTTCATTATCGAAACTCAAAAAGGATAAAGCAGTAGAAGAGAAGGCTATTGCTATTTTGAATAGTGAAATTGGTTATCTATATAGTATCGTTGCCGATTTGGAAACTATGGAACTTCTAAAACAGACTAAACTAACAAAACTAGAAAAGAAGAATTTACAATATGAAATGGGAACTTTACGCGATAAAATAGCAAAGGCATATTTCGATGGTAACAAGCGAGCTAAACGTGCTTCTTTCTCACTTTTACCCAAGCTG